GTCTAAAATTGTAGACAAGTTCGATCCCTCGAAGTCATAATCCGTAAAATTCGAGTTGGATTGCAAATATTGTTTAAGTGTTTCTTTAATCTGGTCAAAATCCAGACTTGTAAAGTTTAATAGTGCCATTTATCGTGATGGAAGCAAAGCAAATTCTAATTGTGAAGGAGGTAAATCAATACCGACGATTCTATATGTTATTATTACGTCAAATTGGTTCTCATCAAAGTTAGGATCAACTTTGACATCAATTATTTCAACTCTAGGCTCATAATTTTGAAGACAATTCTTAATTTCGTCTTGAATTGATATCGCAGTGATATCATCGACATTTTCAAACAATATTTCACTCACACTTGACCCAAAATCAGGATCAAAGAACTTTTCGCCAGGTGTAGTCGATACAATATTACGCACAGCTCTCGCTATTGCATTCTCATTCTTCAAAGCGATCAAATCACCACTCAAGGGATTAAACTTGAATGATATACTAAGATCTTTGAAACTTTTACTAACTCTTTGAGCTGGCATTAGTAGGTTTTAGTACGTATTTTTATTTATGAGGGTTTCTTAACGATATTCAGTGATAGTTTCGTAACTTTCAATTTCATAATCCAATCCATCATCATCTACATCATGAAGACGTTCATAAAAGTCACTAGAACTCTCTATATCGGTCTTTTTAGGTGTTAGAGAGTCATTGGAAATCTCTCTTAGCATTTTTTTTGACATAAGAACCTCCAAGTAGACACAAAAAAGTGCCTAAAAGAACATTTGTTCCTATTTAGACACTATATTTGTTGTTTTTTAACCTAATCCGTCTAATGCGGTATTTCCGATGCCTATGTCACCAAATTCACTTCTTTCTTTTGCTGTTTTCCAGAAATAATTCTCTTCAGAACCCAATCCATCACGATCATGGCCATTTTCGACTTGATAGTAAACCGTAGATACCTTAAAGTCAGGATTCTTAGGTACTTCTGGTGTAATACTATTATCATAGATACGCATTCTATTATTCGGATATAGTGCAAACTGCCCATTATCCAATTCAATTAGATTATGTGACTTATGCTCTGCTGGCTGCTCACTGGTTGAATAATCAACTGCATCTACGTCTTGGTGATAGTTATCTAACGTACATATGTAAGTGCCTGTCTGCGTTCCATAGTCTCTTGTATAGAGTTCATAGTGCATTGACCCTATAAACTGCTTTTGGACTGCTACAACCCCATAATCCATACAATTCCAGAATTGCAAGT